TGATATAGCTTTGGTTTTTAATGAGGTAAAAAAAATTGAGATTACGAACCAATATGGGTTAACAATAATTTATAATTGTTATCGTACTTTAAATGAAATACACGATGAGTTTGTAATGGGTATAAAGAATGGATAAAAATACTGTTAGAATATTTAGTTTTTGTGGAGGAGGAACTAAAGGTTATGGAGCTAATCGTTTTATGCAGAAGTTCCTGCATCAATGGGGAGTAACGCAGAGTGATTTTTGGCAAAATGTTGATGTTATGTGCGGTACTTCAATTGGTTCAATACTTGCTTGTGGATATGGAATTGGAAGAACACAGGATGAAATGGAGGCTTTTTTTCTTAATGATGCTAAAAGAGTTTTTACGATTAGATCAGCGGCGGATTTAGCAGTAGGTAGTCATAATGCCAGTAGTGACTCAAATAGACCTAACGTATTACAGAAAATTGCATTAATTGCAACTAATGATCCATTTTATAAGTCGGCTTATGAGGACTCAAACTATGGAAGTAACATATTACAGCAAGGTCTTGTTAATAATTTTGGTGAATCTACACTAGCTAATTTAAAGGTTCATGTAGCTGTTCCGGCTTACGAAGAGGATATGAAAAAGTATGTTGTTTTTTCCAATTTTAATGATCCAGCATATTTTATTGGAAATACTGAAACCATAGTTAATGTTTGTAGAGCTTCAAGTGCTGCGCCTGTTTATCTTCCTGCTCATGAAATTGGCGGACACTATTATAGCGACGGCGGTATATATGCTAATGATGCAATATTAGCGGCGGTAAATATAGGTTTAAGCGTTAAACCTTTTGCTAATAGAATTGTCATAATAGATGTAGGTTGCGGTATAGGTAATATGAGTTTTGACGGGAGCGGTTCGGAGAGTGGGATCGAATATGCGGTAAATAGAATTTTCGGTCTCATGAACGTTGCAATGACGGGAGCTGAAGAATGGAGTAGGTATTATTTGGATTATTTAAGTAATAGGCTAGCTCGCAACGTGTATTATTACAAGTTTCAACCAAGATTTCCAGAAGATTTTCCAAATGAACTGGATAATAGTACGGATGAATGGTTTGCAGAGCTGGCAAACCTAGTTGATAGTCATTATTCAAACGAAAGTGATAAGATTTCAAGTATATTAACGCATTTAACGGCATGAAAGGAATAAAAATCACTGGATATATTGAGCCTGTTAGTTTGCTTGATAGCTATCCAACTCATTTAGATAATTTTGGCAAAGGAGGTGTCCATAGCGTTGCTTCTCTTGTAGAAAGAGAAGCGATATTTCTTGAGAGACGAAGTTTAGGGATGATGGCTTTTGATACCACAGAAAGTAGTATGTATGGACTATTTGGCGGTCTTGATAATACCGGATGGGTCAAGCTTTTTGATTATAAGGATAATAAGCTGAACTTTAATATTTTTTGCGATACGAATTACATATTACTAGGCGATGAAAATAATATAGCAAAACCGTCTCCAATATTAATTGACGTAAGACAGGATATAATTGATCTAAAAAGACAAATAGGTCATTTTGAAACATTAAGTTACCATAAAATATGGATAGGAAATGAATTAAACAAGCTGCAGGAAACATTGCAGATAAGTACTATCAATTTACCGACTTTAGGAGCCGCTGTATTTCCTTTGCCCAATCTAGTATCAAACTTGATATTAGATATTCCGATACCTAATCCAACATTTAATCCGCTTTCTCTTAGTGATTGGATTATGTCTGGTCCATGGTTACCACAGATATTTGCAGGAAGCGTTAATACTTTAAATACTTCTTCAGAGACAAAGGTTTCTTCTTCTTTAGCAATGACACAAATCAGGACGGCTAAGAATTTTAAGTTATTTGATAATGCTAGTTTTATTGTAGCTAATAAGGAGGTTTCTTTTTTATGGGATAATCCTGCTTATTTATTAACTGATTTAAGCGATAATTTAAAAAAAATATTAGAACTGTATAATTTAGGTACGTCTTATACTTTTACAAAAGCTCAATCTTTAGGTGATTTAGAAACTGGATTAATAAAGAATACTGTAGATAACGGGACAGGTACTTTATCAAAGGCTATTTCTGGTGAGGATTATGTAAATACTGCGGATATTTTAGCTGGTAATTTAGTAATGCTTGATCCTCTTTATCCTACAATAGGTCATAAATTGATTGCTCCAACGGATTTAAACGTTAGAGGAAACGATCCTGGCGAGTTCGGTATTACAGAACCAAATACAGTAAATGTTTTAGTAGGCACTGCTGCTAAATTTGATAAATTGGCAGCTACTTCAATAGAAAACGATACTTTGACGACTATTTTAACAGAGTTAGCTGCTACGGCAGCAGTGGTAAAAAGTATTATTGGAGTTGCAAAAGGCATTAATATTACAGCTGTAACTACTAAAGAAGCAACAGCTTTAACTAATGCCGTAAAAAATGCCATTGGTCTTGAAACTACGGCAGAGATCCTGGAAACAACGGAAAAAGCAGCTGATCTACTTACGAATAAAGCTGCTTTAGTTGAAATAGAGGCTCAAATAGCTGCTTTAGCAGGAGTGGTGGCTATATCTGATTTGATTGGTATATTTTCAATAGGAGCGTTAGCAGTTACCGGTTATAACTACGGTCAATATATTAAAGGTCAAAGTATCAACACTAATAATCAATGGTATTCTGTAGATAATAATGATGACGCATCAAATGCCACCGGTGAGCTTCGACCTCTTGAAATAACTCCTTTTAAAAACTCGGATAGAGGTCACGGAGCAATTTGGTTTGATTCTAAATATAGAGATGATTCTAGTAAAGAATATGAAGCCGAAGGAGGATTAAGACTATTTTCTTGGGATAGTAGCGGATTACTTGAACATAAAGATGCATTAGCTCCTATACATATAGGTCTTTTTGGTTATAAAAAAAATTATCTTACAGCGGATGAATATAAAGGTTTTATTTTTAGAAGTAAGTTTTCAAACGATAGTAGTAACGATAATTATAGATTCCCAATTAATTTTGGTTTGTATGATGTTCATAAGCAAGTTCATTCTTATGTTTCAGGTTATCATTACGGTTGGGATAAGGAAGATACTATATTTGAATATGATTACAATAATTTTAACTTTTATAAAGATGTTAAATTTAAAAGTACTGGAGCCGTTAAAATTCCCGTCGGTACTAATTTGGAAAGACCTTTGAGTGCTGAAGTAGGTATGATAAGATATAACAAAGAACTTTAACATTTTAAATATTAAGTTATGGCGGAAATAATTGTTCCACAAAAACCCGGCGGTTATGAGTTCCAGTATGCAAACGGATGGTTTGAAGTAGCAACTGTAAATTATGTTTTAAGTATACTTCGGCAGATAATTCCTTGTGAAGTAGCGACAACAGATAATTTAATAGCTACTTATACTAATGGGACAATTGGTGTGGGAGCAAACTTGACCAATTCGGGAATACAAAGTGCGCTCGTTATTGACGGAATTACTTTAGCTGTAGGTAACAGAGTTTTGGTCAAAGATCAGACTACAGGATTACAAAATGGAATATATGTTGTAACAGACATTGGTTCTGTTACCGAAAACTGGGTACTAACTAGAAGTGATGATTATGATGTTATCTCAAGGATAAAAAAAGGCGATATAGTTCCGGTTATAAAAGGTACTACAAATAAAGCAAGTTTGTGGATGTTAACTAGTGATATATCTTTTATAGGAGTCAGTAATTTTGATTTTCTTGGAGTTGATAGAAACTCATTTACTGCCATTAATGGTACAACTAATGAAATTAACGTTGATGTTGCAGGTGGAGTGGCAACAATTGGTTTAGCTGATAATCCAATTATTCCAGGTAATGAATCAATAACTATTCCTATCGGGACGACAGCGGATAGACCGTTAATACCAAAAACAGGCATGATCAGATTTAATATGGAACTTTGATAAAAGGTGTAATTATGAAACAAAATGTAACAGTAAAACCTGAGTATCATAATGGTAATGACTGGCAGACGATAGCTAGTGAGAGCTGGACCAATAATTTGCTTATTAATCAGTTAAAAGAAGTTCAGGACGGACGAGTGTTTGATATATTATTACTTTTGGATGAGGTGTTATAATGTCTTTATTATCGGAATTTTTATCTTTAACACCTAATTTAAATGTTGATGGTAGTATTCAGAGAATTAATTTTAACAATAAAGGTCTGCTTAACAGTAATTTGGCCGATTTAGGTATTTATAACGCCTTTGTTCCTTTATTAAATGTTCCGTCGATTAGTTACTTTTCATTTTTAAATAATAGTTTAAGCGGATTTAAGTTTAATCATACTACTACTAATGAACAGACTATAGGTAACCTTAGTTTGATTTCTATTAATGGAGTTTCCACTCCTATAGAACTGTTTAATTTTGATGAACAGAGCGATAGTTTTAACTTTTTAAAGAAAGTTAATCTTGCAGAGATAGGTTTAAATGGCGATTTATCTTTAAATTCAAACAAAATCATAGATTTAGGTGATCCGTTTTTACTTAACGATGCTACTAACAAAGGATATGTAGATAATACTCTTGATGCATTAAATAACGCTCTTACTAGTTATATAGATAACCATAAATGGTTAAGTGCTGATATTACAGACTTCAATACTACAATATCAGGTTATAATTATGCTACTAAAACCTATGTTGATAGTCACACTTGGTTAAGTTCACAGATTACAGACTTCAATACTGCCGTTAGAAGTAATAAGCCAACGGATTTGGCATTAATAACGTCTTTTTTTAACGCTAATAATCAAAATATAAGAAACTTAGCCTATCCTGTTAATGATGCAGATGCGGTTAACAAAAATTATGCCGATAATGCAACAATAAATTCACAACGCCTTTCTGGATATCCTAATGATATATACAAATATTTAAATGGTTCAGGAGGCTGGACTATACCTCAATTGGCTGATGTAAATATTGCTAATTTAATTTATAGATTATCCATAAATAATAATAGTACATCTGCTACAAACACCGAAATAATGTTTAAAAAAGCAGGTAGTGATAGGTTAGCTATAGGAACTAATAACTCGGTTAATGGAAGTTATTTAATGGCTTACGGCTCTCCTTTAAAAATTGGTGTAGACGATATAATAGGAGTAGTACTTGATGCTAACGCTAATTGGGACTACGGCAATAAAGATTTGGCAACTACAGGTACTATTAATGCAAAAACAGGAACGCTAAGAGCCAATAATATAGGTACTTTTAACAGTGTTGCATTAGTATCGGAAAATCAAATCGACATGAGTAACCACAATATTATTAATGTTGCAACTCCTGTTAATGATAATGATGGCGCTAATAAATTGTATGTTGATAGTCAAGGTAAGAGTATTGCTACTATCATACAAGGCAGTAATACGACAGGAAGACAGTTAATAACATTTGTATACAATGTTACTTCTACTATATCATCAGGTATACTGACACCGATTTCTCTTCCTACTGATTATCGTAATTCTGCAAATGTTATTCTATCATTAACGGTTCTTAACGCTGTAGATGCTGATAATATGAGAGCTGCATATGGTTCTTATTCAACAACTAAAAGTCTTTCATACGGAATGGATACTACAGGACGCTATGTTAAATTTAAATGTACTAGTGCTAATATTGAGGCTGGTTCTATTGTTACGGCTCTTATTCTAGGAGTAGTTTAACTTAATTTAAAAAAGGTAAAATCATGACTTTAAAAGATGAAAATACAAATTTGGAAGTAAACTATGACGGTTTAGAAAAAATCTCATGGTGTAATACGGATTGTCAGAATTTAGAGGCGGTATAGGTTTAAGTGATGCAAAGCTTGTTTCTCTTTTGGCAGCTGCTAAAAAAGCGATTATTGAGTTAAATGTGGATATTAAAGATATAGAAGAACATTTAAATACGATCATTCCGATCGTTCCAGAATCACAAGTTAAAAAAACAAAATAAATTAAATAGAGGACAAAATGAAGATAGAAGATTTAATTAATGATCAAGCAAAGTTTAGAAGTAATATTGAATTAGTCGGTTTAGATTTTCAATTAATAGTAATGGATTATATCAAGCGGTTAACAAAACAGTCTTCATTAATTGATAATGAAAGAAGGATAAGTGTGAAAAATAATATAGAATATTGCCTTAACGCTCTCCAGCTTATCTATAATGAACTAAACGGAGCTGAGCAGAAAGTAAATTAAATATTAATTGATGTATCAAATAGCATTAAAGGTTCACTATCCGTTCTTGTTGGAAAATGAATATAGCAAGCAGTTAGAACAATATGTGAGTCAAGTTAGTAAAATGGTACTCATAAACTTTAGAGAACTAAAGCCGTCTTATGATTTAGCAGTGCGACTTGATAGTGTAGATGACGAATTGCAAAATATTATCAAAATTTGCGAATTACAGATATCAATCAAGATTAAGGATTTTATAAAAAAAGTAATTAAGAAAGCAAAACAGGTAAATGCTTTTAATAAGCGGTCTATAGAGCAGTCTTTATCCAGTACTGTAAAAAAAGGCTTATCTATTCCGGTTTCTAAAACTATGGAAGAATCAATGCAGTTTTTTGTTTCTGATAACGTCAGACTTATCAAATCAATAAACTCCGATCTACTCGGGCAAGCGCAGGAAATAGTTTACAGCGGAGTACGCAATGGTGTCGGATTTTCAAGTTTAGCTGATGATTTTGGAAAAGCTTTTACAATATCAAAGAAACGTGCAAGAATTATAGCAAGAGATCAGATTAATAAGTTGAATGCTGATTTAACAAGGCATAGACATCTGGTGCTCGGTATAGAAAATTATAAGTGGAGTACTGCTAAAGACGAAAGAGTGCGTATTTCGCACAAAGTCTTGGAAGGAAAGATTTGTAGTTATATTGATACTGGCGTTTATAAAAAAAATGTAAACGATAAGTGGAATAGTAGGAATGAAATAAAAGCTACTTTATCCCAACCAGGGCAGGACGTTTTGTGTCGTTGTACGTCTCTAGCGATAGTTAATATATAGAGGATAAAGGCGTTTTAGTAAAAAAAAGAAGATATAGTAACATAAGAAAAACAAGTCTTTTAGATGAGCAGGCGTTCCTCGCAAGATAGCAGATCATCTAAAAGACTAGAGTAACTAAAAGAAGACATGGAGATTTAGATGGTTATCTCCCCACCTTTTTTTTGTTTCTTAAGTTTGATGTGTTCTGCATTATTTGTCAATACATAAGAATTAAATGAGTGATCTAAAGAATATTAGATTTGATACCGTCAAAATACCGAAAGTAAGAAAAACTGATGATGGTTTTTTAGAAGGGGAGGTTATAGCTGGAAGAGCTGGCGTTTTTGCATACGAAAGTGCGAGCGGTAGTATAATTTATGAATTAAGGCATCCTGACGACGTGTTTCATGAAGACAGCTTAAAAACTTTAAAAATGCTTCCGGTTACCGACGATCATCCGAATGAGTTCGTTAATGCTTACAATGCTTCAAAATTGCAAAAAGGTTTTACCGGAGAAAGTTGCCGAATACACGAAGATAAGATTATTACCTCTATCAAGATAACCGATGCCGATTTGATAAAACAAATAGAGAATGGCCAAAAGTCAGAGTTATCTTATGGGTATGAATGTATTGTGACAAAAGAAGACGGTATACACAACGGACAGAAATATACTCACAGGCAAAAGCTAATACGTTACAACCATTTAGCTGCAGTTCCGCTTGGAAGAGCAGGAAGAGAAGCTAGATTTAGGCTAGATTCGGATAATTACAAACATGTAGCTGAATGTATTTTTAAAGAAAATTTAAACTTAGAGGAGAACAATATGTCTAATCAAGACGACAAAACCCAGCATCTGGACAAGGAATTAGAAGTAAAAGTAGCTCGTTATGATGCACTAGTTGCTGAAAAAAAACTAGTGGAAAGCGAGAGGGATAATTGGAAAATCAAACATGATTCGCTGCAACAGCTTTGCAAGAAAAAGGATGAAGCTTTAGAAGAGTATAAGGTAAAAGCAAGTGATGAAAATATAACTCAAAAAGTGATAGATAGAGTGTGTTTAATACTCGGTGCTGCCAAAGCCTTAGGCGATGATGTATTTGCTTACGCTAAGCATACCGACCGAGAGATTATGGAATACGCACTTGGCACGAGAGATAAAAAATATGACTTTGTAGGGCGGAGCGATGAATACGTGAAGGGTTTATTTGAAGCCCAGTTTGGTCAGTTAGCATTACCGCAAGCTAAAAACGATTCAGCAAAAATGCTTGCGGCTTTAGCCAAAATGACCGACTCAGTTCGCAAAGAACCTGCAAGTACAATAGATATTGCTTCAAGTATCAATAAGATGCAAGCGGAAGTATCAGGTAAAACTCATTAATAAAGGTATAAAATTATGCAATTAGATTTTTCTACAGCTCTTACATCGGATAGTTTTTTACTTGGACAGCAATATGATAGTTCAATGTCTCAGGTAATATCTTATCCTGCAAGCGAAGAGATTAAATTCGGGCAACCTGTTACTATTAATTTTAACACGGGTACTGTAGCCAACATGACTGCTACTAGTACCTTTAGTGGAATAGCACTGCGTACTAATTATCAAGTTGCAGGTAGTGATATTGCTACCGCTCCCCCTACTACAGTAACTAATACTATCGGTTCTTATCCAAAAGGAGCAATGGTCTCAATCATGAAAGTCGGTAGAATAGTTATCGGTTTTGATAATACTGCCATAAGCGGTACTCCAGCTACTCTTCAAACTACAGGGGGAAGTCTTGCGTGGGTTTGTGTCACTCTTCCAGTTGCTGCTGTTGTGGGAGTAGATCTTGGTAGGATAGCGTTAACTTCCGTAGATACTGCTTCTACAAAAGACCCATTTTATGTCGGTGCTACAACAAAAGGTAGGGGTGTGGTTATTGGTTATACGGTAGGTCCAGCGGTTAATGGACTAGTCCCGCTTCAAATTGCTGATGCAGATACTAATAATCCGCTTACTACATTAGCTTAAACAAGAAACAAGTCTTTTAGATGGGCGGGCGTTCCTCGCAAGATAGCAGATCATCTAAAAGACTAAAGTAACTAAAAAAAGATATAGGTAAAAAAATGCTTACACACAATATAGTTATACGTTCAGATAGTTTATCAGCCGGTATTACTACAAGTAGAAGGCTCGATAGCATGGACTATCAAGTATTTACGGAAGATTTAATAGCTTACGACCCAAAGACTTTTGATTATTTAAAAACTCCTCTATCATCCTTTGCTAGATTCCCTCAAGCAACTATTGATAAAACCGCTACGGTCTATCAATACAACATGGGAGATTCAACCGGAACTGCTGCTTATAAAGGCGTGAAAGCTGGAAAAGCAACGGATGTTCCATTTGTAAACTACGCTGAACAAAAATATTTACAAAAATTAGAAGATATCGTTATCGCATATTGTTACTGTGATGCAGATGTTGCAATCAGTGAAAGAGTTGCAAGGTTAAACATTATTAATAAGTTATCTAGCCAGGCACAAAGAGCAATGGCAGAGATAATGAATAAAACATGTTTTCTTGGCAATACTGCGGTTGGTCTGCCTGGTCTTTTATCTACGGCAAATAAAGCACTTCTACAAAGCTATACTATTACTAAAGACTGGGTCTTAACTACTACTACCGCAAATGATATTATGACCGATTTAACGACTGCTTATACTAATTATTTAGACGTTACAAAAGGAAATATATTACCAGATACTTTGCTGTTATCTCCGAAGCTTTACGCTAAAACGAAGCTCGCTATTTTAAATAATTTTAGTAATGCTCCTGTTGGAGAGGTCTTTAGTACGATGAATAATATCAGTATTCATATGACTCCTGAGCTAGCGCCGTCCTGGCTTGGCGGAAGTTATAAGGAAACTGCAATACTTTATAAAAGAGATTCTGACTACATAGAGCATATAGTAGCTGATTATTATACTCCAAGACCTCCGCAAGCAGTAGGTTATGAGTATAGAGTTTATTGCAGTAGCAGACACGGCGGTATTGTTATAAGAATGCCGAAGAGCATTATGGTTATATCCAATCTTTCATAAGTAGGAAGAATATATGGCTCTGAGTGATTCTGAAGAGGTAATGAAGAGATTTTATGCTATAGCCCCTGAGTTTAAAGATTATTCGGAATCGGAAGAAATTATAAAAAGCCATATTGATTTTGCAGACAGCTTTATTAGCACGGAATTGATATCACCGATAAGAGAAGAAATCATACTCTATTTAGCGGCGCATAAAGTAGATTTAGCGCTAAAAAGAAAAGGTGCGGGAGGGGAGGTAACTTCATTAAAAGAAGGAGGCTTATCCATTACTTACGCTTCGGGTAATGTGTCTGATGAGTACGATTATTCCGCATATGGCAGAGCTTATAAAGAATTAGTAAGGCAGTATTCGATAACGGCTTTTACAAGGCGGGTATGAATATAAAAGATACTGATAAGGGTTTTTTGGCGATAAAAAAAGCTCTGCTTAGCTTGAAGAACAAAGAAATCAAGGTCGGTATTCATCCAGAAGCTGGCAAGAATGCAAAGACTGGTACTTTAATAGTAGATTACGCAACAGCTAATGAATACGGCACAAGTAAGATTCCGGAGCGTTCATTTATGCGCAGTACCGTTGATGAAAAACAGCAGGAATGGAATAAAGCGCTTGATAGAATTGTAGGCAGTATAACAGAGGGGGATATCAGTAATATTGAGCAGAAAATAAGCTTTGTAGCCGAACAAATGGTTAATGATATCAAGGAAAAAATAGATAGTAATGTTCCCCCTCCTTTGTCAGAGGCTACAAAAAAACGGAAAGGTAGCAGTAGAACGCTTATCGATACGGGAATAATGAGAGCTAGTATTACTTATAAAGTAGAAAATTAAATGTTTGATGTTTTTAGAAAAGATTTAACCGTCTATAGAACAGGTGAAGGTAAATATATAAACGGATTATGGGAGGATGGAGCTACTAGCTCTTTTACCATAAAAGCAAGCATTCAGGCTACGGATGCAGAGATAATGCAGACCTTGCCTGAAGGAGAGAGAACTAAAGAAAGTTATACATTATTTACAGGTAACAGTTTAAAAACTTCGGAAGTAAATAAAAGTAAACCTGATGTAGTGATAATAGAAGGTGAAAGATATCAGGTAATAAGGGTTACGGCTCATCAAAACCTAAAATATCCGACCGCTCATTATGAGGTTTTAGTAACAAAAGAGAATATAGATGCTAATTAGCCAGTTATACAGTAATATATATGCTTTTACCGTTAGAGCTGTTCCTGCTTTGACCGCGGATAAGATAATATTTGCTAACCAAAGTAGCCCGAGACCTAAAAAACCATTCATTGTTATAGCTTTGGCTAATTTCAAGAATATAGGCACTCCGATAGCAAGAGTAATGGATACTAGCGGATATCAGAAAATTACTACATCAATAGTGATGATTGCCAGTTTTACTGCTTTTAGCGATGTTTTACATGAAGCCGAAGATTTGCTCGGGACATTGTATAGCGCATTTGGTACCGAGTTACAAAATAGCGTATTTAAAGGAGAATTAGCTTTGCAGAGAGTCATTAAGAACATATCGGCTCTACCTGCAATGCTTAATGAACAGATGGAGAGTAGAGCTATTCTAGAACTGGAAATAGCTTTTAACAAAACTGTAGAAGATAATGTCGGTTTAATTGAACAGGTGAAAGTCAAAGATATGATTAACAATAGTGAATTTGTAGTATCTAAAGAGGGGGAATAATAATGAGTTTAATTGACGATATTGTCCAGGTAGTTATTAAAAAGGATACTTTAGGTATTACCTACTCAGGTTTAAATAAATTATTAATTCTCGGTAACACCAACAAGGACAAAGCAAACCAAAAAAGAGTAGTAACTTACGGAAGCATAACAGAGGTACTGACTGATTATGATAATGCTACACCAGAATATCGATGCGCAAAACTTGCCTTCGGTCAGGAAATAAAGTTACCTGAGATATTAATCGGTCAGTGTTTAGGAGAACAAACCTTTGCTGAAGGATTTGCTAAAGTATTACTTGAGACGACTGATTTTTACGGCGTTGTTATTACTAGCAAAAAAGTCGAAGATCAATTAGCTATATCTGAATTAGTTGAAGCTGAGGAAAAAATATTCGGCCTCTCCAGTGATGATAGTAAAATACTGGATATAAGTGATAATACTAGTATTTTATATCAGTTAAAAAATCTTAATAGATTTAGAAGTTTTGTCATTTATAACGGAGCGGCTAATCTTGAATATCCGGAAAGCGCCTGGTTTGGATTAATGTTCGGTAAGAAAGCTGGTTCTGCTACTTGGGCGTATAAGAATTTGAGCGGTATTGGAGTATCAAGTCTAACTACGGATAATAGAAAGGCAATTACCGATAATAACGGCAATTATTTTGCCTCAGTCGGCGGAGTAGGCATAATCCTGGAAGGAAAGACAACAAACGGAGAATACATAGATATTGTTCAAGGTCTGGACTGGCTAGTTAATAATATCAAAGCCAAAATAGCTACAGCTTTAGTATCGTCAGATAAAATTCCATTTACCAATCAAGGAATAGCCATCATTGAAAGCATGATAAGAAATAGCCTTAATGAGGCGGTAGCAAGAGAGATAATAGATGAGAGCTCAATTAAGGTAACAGTACCGGATGTTCGAGATGTGAGCGTAAGCCAGAGAAGTAGTCGCATATTACCTGATGTAAGTTTTGAAGCAAGGCTTAGCGGAGCTATCCATAAGATAATCGTGCTAGGGACAGTGTCAGTTTAGAGTAGAGTGATTGTTTAAAGTTCTTAAAGAATAAGGTAAGATGGAGAGGCAATCAATTAATAGAAGGTAAGATGTAATGAAAAAAGTAATAGATAGTTTAAAGGAAATTATCACAAAAGATTCATCAACACAGACAGACCCAGTATCAATAATAAATAATGAGGAGGATATGAAAGTTATTTCTATAGGAGAAAAAAGATTCTCAGATTCATCTATCAAAAAAATAGAAAGGGAATTAGAGAGCTTTAAAAATGGAGAAATGATGTCAGGAGCAGACCAAGTTGAACCTATAATAGAACTAGCAAAAAAAGTAGAAGCAATGTACGAAGAAGGCGCTCCTAAACCAGATGCTAGCTTCTATGATAAGTGTAAAGCTTATTTAGATAGCTTTGATCATAATAAACTAAATTACTATTCAATAAAACAAATGATTAACCAAGAAGTAACAACAAATTTGTTAAGTTTAGAACAGTGTACAAGCAGTGTTTTTTCTACGAATATTGAGGAATCAAATACAAAAGAACAGAAAGAAGATTCTTTAAAAGCAATAATAGCGAGTATGTATCTTGTATATACAGATATGAAACTAGATCTAGATCAGCAATATTATAATAATTTTCAAGAATTACTTTATGTTAATATGACAGATATATTTGGTTCTGAGATATCTGGAGATGTAATAAGTTTTCTTGAAAAGTATGGAGAATAAATGTGGCACTTCATAATACAATAATAGGAAATACTAATAATATTATTATTAATCATAATATTGGTCCTGCCGGCGCAACAACAAAAGAATCAGCTTCAGTATTGTTACGTATAGTTGCTTTATGCGCACTTACTCATAGAGAACGAGTTAATGCAGTTGCTGTACCAGTAATAGCGACTCCAGAGCATCTAAAGCTGTTTTCTGCTTATGATTGTTTATTTCCTTTTTGTGGTGAGATACTTATACCTGGTGCTGGTAGAGGCAGAGTAGTTAGGTGCTTTCCTGATCACAGATTAAGTGATGAACATGATTTAAATATTGCTAACGGAGAGTTTGGAGTTGTTGTTGGTGGCGGAACTACTACTGAGCATTATATTGCTTTTATGGAAGCAGTAGCAGGAGGAGGACGTGCTGCTACAGTATTAGGATTAGTTAATGCAGCAATATTAGGAGGAGGACCTATTCCAATAGCTGACGAAAATATTATCGCGCTTGATATACATAATCTCTATAATGATTATGCAATCAATCATGCTATTGTTCCCGCTCTTAACCCTGTTATGAATTTCTTTGATGAAGTAAATGTCGTACATTATATTCATAAGCTACTAGCAAGACAGAATATTAGAGCAGTAAGAGAACTTAGAGGACGTACAGGAGCACAAACTAATCGAGGAGGAAGAACATTAATACCAGAAGTTAGATATAATAGAACTCTTCAAGCTAGTGTCCCTAATCAAGGTCCGTCAACTGTTATGCATATAAATAAATCTGGAAATTTTGAAGGAACACTTATAGGAAGTTGGGGACCTTATGCTAATGACATCAATAACAGTGATGCTTTTACTCTGTTGAGAAACGTTTTTAGAGGAATAAATCCAGTAAACGCTGATGAGCAAGAACTTGTAAGAATTTTTAGAGATCTATATCGCCTAGAATGTATACGTGAACCAGCAGCATTAATTACTAATGCTATATTTGTTGATTTAGCTATAGTTAACTACACAAGTATTAATAATGATGTATATAATTTTGCCAATATTAGAGATAGAATGCCTATGGCTCCTGCAGGAACAGTAGAAGCTACAAGAAGATTATGGAATCATACTATGTCTGTACATAACAATATATACTATAGATATGATTATATAAGATATGGAAGTATAACAGGAAACGGCGCTGCAGAGTTACGAGTATATTCTGAATTAAAAAAATTAGAAAACAACCTCCTGTTTAATTATATAATGCATCAGGCAGACCAGTTAGATACTGCTCATGGTGGAGCAGGTAACATAACTGCTAGATTAAGAACTAACGTATTAACAGCTACGGTAGTAGTAAATCAACAAGTTGCATTTGCCGGTGGAATTAATCCTTGGGGAGTGTTAGGAGTAGTACCCCCTGCACTAGTTGCTACTATTGCCAGTATATATGAAGTAACTGTACCAGTAACAATACCAGCAGTACTACCAGGAGAAGTTGCAACTAATCATAATATAATATTTCAAGCTAGATTTCCTATTGGTGGTGCTCCGATACAAGTTACTGATATCTTTATTACTTCCTTTCCTTTGATGTTAATAAATCAACTACTCAGTGCTTGGTATCGAGTAAATATAGGACTAATTGCAGCTCCAAATCAGGATATACAAATAGACTTACAATTAAGAGCATAGATAAATAATGTTTTAAAAAGTATTACTAAGAATAAAGTTATAAATGAGAGAGTAAAAAGAAATGAGCAGTAAAGTATATGATCCGCAGCAATTAAGTGTAGTATTCGGCGTTACACCGATCAACGGCTTTGCTGAGGATACGATGATTAACATAGACGCAGAAGATCCAAAATACAATGCTACTACTGACATACACGGTAATGTAACAAGATTTAAGGTCAATAAGAACATGGCCAAGATTACTATTACCCTAACTCAAAGCTCGCCGTCAAACGATGTTTTAAGCTCTTACGTTGAAGCCGATAGAGCTAATAATAGCGGTATTTTTCCCGTAATGATTAAGGATAATAACGGTACTACTTTATTCTCCAGCACCAGTAGTTATGTTGAGTCTGTACCTGCCGTAGAATTCGGTAACGATAACAAAAATCGTGAATGGATAATTAGAGCTACTAGCGTTAGTAACTTCATCGGCGGAGTTAAATAATGATCGAAACCAGGAATAAAATCATCGCAGGACATAGATACGACTGTACGTTATTTCCTGCGATGAAAGGCTATAAAATAGCTCGCAGTATTGCCAAGTTACTAGCAAGTAGCCTTGGCGGAATATTGCCGTCTGATAGTTCCAGATTACTTGATAATGAGGTCAACCTTTCCAAAGCTATTGACGAGTTAATTGCCATAGACGAGAACGGGGATTTTATTCTTGAACTACTTGCGAGTACCATCAGAGATGAGCAAGTTATTAATAGAAGTAGTTTTGATAGGATTTACCAGAATAATTATCTGGAATTAATATCTGCTCTGCAATTTGTTTTGGAATGTAATTTCAGTGAGTTCTTTGATCTATTTAAAGATAAAAAAAAAGATACCAACGAGCAGATAAACAAAGAAGTAAAAGCGGAGGCGAAAGTTCAAACGCAATAATTCGGCGATTAGACGAGGATTTAGCTGAGGAATTAATCATTTGGCGTCCAATACTAGAGGGACTGGTAACCTATACGGAAGTATGTAGTATAATGTCGCTTGATGATATTATGAAAGCAAATGCTCTACTTGATATGAAGGCGCACATGGAAGCCGAAGCATACAAAAAAATACAAAAATGATAGCTAGAGAATTACTGATAAAACTGGGGTTTGATATTGACGAGAGTAAGTTAAATAGGTTCTCGCGCCTAGTGGAAGATGCCAAAGGCAAGATGACTGGTTTAAGGGAGAACGTAGCAAAAAAGTTCAGTGCATCAGATATCAAATTTGCTGAGTTAAAAGCTTATAGGGATGAATTGCTAAGTTTCTCTAAAGAAGAGAGAAAGGATATATTATCATTAAACAAGCTGGAAAAACAAGCTATCAACGAAGTTCGAAAAGAAGATAGAACAAGACATCTAGAGAAGCCGAGACAATTAAAGGAAGAACAGAGACTAGAGGCTAGAAATCGCTTCGCAAGCTGGCGAGCTGGTATAATTACCGCATCCCGCAGGGTAACATTAGCGGGAGCGGCTATCACAGGAGGTTTTGGTTTAGCTCTTCGGTCTACTTTAAAAGATGTTGATAGTTATAAAAAAGGAGAGAATGAGAACGGCTCTACTTTTTCTCCAAGTCAAATTGCTGAAGTTGATAAATTTAACGCAAGCCTTAAGACTACCGCTAGTATTGCTAGAGATTTGCGTAATTCTTTTGTAATCGATATGTTGCCTGCTGTTAATGAAGTAGTGGTATCCTTTAAGCGATGGATGGTTATAAATAAGGATTTAATACAGGGTAAACTTAAAGGAGCTATAGAAACTGCTACAGATGTATTTAAACTACTTGTTCCAATCATCGGTCGTATTATCGGTATATTTGATATGCTTATATCTGCTACCGTTGGCTGGAAATACTTAATTACTGCTGTTATTGGAATTGGAATAGCTGTTTGGTTTGCAGGAGTTGCAAGTAGCATCTGGGCAGCAGTAATTGCTTTTAGAGCGTTTACTGTAGCAATGTTAAGTAATCCCATAACGGCAATTATTACCGCTATTATTGCGGTACTAGTTCTGCTTGTAGATGAGATTTATGTTACTATCGAAGGCGGCGATAGTTTAATTAACAGATTTTTAAAAAGCGATGCCTGGGAGTTTTGTAAAGATCGAATTAATGAAGTAGTAGAGGCACTCAAGTTTATGTGGAAATGGATAATAAAGGCAAAAGATGGCCTGTTATCTCTTCCAAGTAAAACATGGAAACTCGGCGTAGAACTTAAGGATGATATAAAAGATTTTTTTGATATTGAAAAAAGAATTAAAAATATGGAAGGTCCTAGCGGATATATTCCTTCAGGGGCGAAAGTCTTTAGTATGCCGTCCTATTCTCCTGAAGAGCTAGCAACGTCTTCTAGTATAATGCATAGTACCAACCAAAAAACCAATAACAATAATATAACTCAGAAAAACTCGTTTAATATGAATATAACCGTTCCGGTAGGGACTTCTGCTGAACAGGCAAAGGTTATAACCAATTTAGTAAAGGCGGAACTTGAAAAACATCAGGAGTTTGAGACGGAAAAAACCTTAACGGCAATTGGAGCGTATTATTAGATGGCATCAATTATTACGCCTTTATTTAGAATGGCTAATTTTTTCGGCGGTACTAATTCATTATTTTTCGGTAATAACAAGACCAAGATCGGTGATTTAGTATTGGACGCATCTCTGAGTGAAGTCATTACTTTAAGTTCTACTATTACCGAGCATCCTATTGAGACTAAAGAGGCAATCAGCGACCATATTTTTAAAAATCCGCTTAAGGTAAAAATAGAAGGATATATTACCGATAGTCCGATTAAAATATTCGGTATTCTTGAAACGCCCTTGCAAAGTAATTCCGTTGATAAGATTATCAAAAACATCAACTCATTCCTACCGTTTGATAAATCAACCAAGCGAAGTATGCAGGCTTATCAATTATTATATTTTTTATATGATAATAGACAGTTACTTAATGTCGTAACCAGGTTAAATGTTTTTAAAGACATGGCTATTGAGAGCATTAGTTTTAAAACGGATGTTGATACCGGTGAAAGGTTAGAGTTTACAGCGGAATTAGTGCAGGTCAGGTTTGCAAGTGTTAGTAAGTCTTTTTATACTGGTTATAAAGATACGGATACCAAGGCTATTGCAAGTAGTATGGTTGATAAAGGAATAACTACAAAAAGCACTAGTGCTTCTGCAAGCTTTTTCGATAAAGTAAAAAGTTTTTTCTAATATGGCAGAAAGTAACATTATCAATTATATAGACTGGTTTCCTGATTATAGATTCAGGACGCAGGTAGTACTCGGCGTTAGTGAGCAATATTATACATTGGAGGCGGACTATTACCTGCGCAGTGATAGCTGGTATGTGAGTATTAAAACGGAAGAGGATATAGTACTTGTGGGGCATAAAAAGCTGGTACTTGGATTTGACGTGCTGGAATACTGTTATGCTTTAGAAAAACCCGATTGCATGCTAATTCCTGTTACTGATGAGGATACGATCAGGGAAATCAATTATGATAATATGGTAAATGGAAGCGTAAAGCTTGTCCATCTAACGCCTGAAGATATTAACAATTTAAAAACTTGAGACATGTTTTACTTTGATAGAGTATGCAAGGTTTTGATAGAAAGCAAAGCTCGTATTACGATTGAGGACTGCAAGATCAAGTTTGAAATCGTCAAATCTGCTAAAGCCAAAGAGAATGTAGCAAAAATTGAGATCTATAATCTTGCTCCAAGCACCAGAGGAATGATTACCGAGGAAGAATCGATATGCAGGATACTTGCTGGATATTCCAGAAACGAAGGATTGATTGAAATAGGGCAGGGGGATATTTCGAAGGTAAAACATAATAGGGATAAGACGGAGGTAGTAACTGAAATTTACTTAAGCGAAGGGATAAAAACCATTAAAAGCAAACCCGTTAGCTTTGGTTACAGTTACGGTGGAGATTTAAAACTATCTACAATCCTGCAGGATATTACCAAACAGACTGGAAGGGAGTTTAAAACTATAGATATAGATAAAGAGAAGGTTATAAAAACAGGTTATAGCGATAGCGGTTCTCTTGATTATGTTATGAATAACTTGGCAGTAAATTTTGATTTCAGTTGGTCAATGCAAAGCGGCATTATTCTAATAAAAGGTAATAAGTCATCAGTTAAAAAAGAAATATTACTCCTCTCGCCTGAAACAGGATTAATCTTGCATCCTGAGTCGGTAAAGGAAGTATCGCAGAAACTGGAGAAGTCGGAAATAACTAAAATAGGTAAGAAATCCAGATCAGTACAATGTTTACTACAACCAAGATTACAGATTCATGATATAATACGCCTAAAGAGCGGTGAAATAAACGGCTTATTTGAAGTAGCAAAAATAACCCACAACGGCGACATGCGAGGAAATGACTGGTATTCTAGTCTTGAGATTAATCCTCTTTAAAAAATGAGAGTTTAATATAGGTATGAGTGAAGTTATAGAAGCCCTGCAGAAGAAGATAGCTGCCAATTTGCGAGTAGCTATGCCTGCTATTATCAAGAAATATGATTTTAAAACACAGCGGGCAGATGTAGCAATTGATATTAAGGAATTATATTATGATGGAAGTTCAAGCGATTATCCGATGATATCGGGTGTTCCCGTAATTTTTCCAAGTAGCGGCGGAGCATCGATAACAATGCCGGTAAAAGTAGGGGACGGATGTTTGCTTATATTCCTAGATAGGGACGGAAGAAACTGGCTACTTGGAGCTTCCGGCTTAGCACCGCAAAGCAGGAGAGTACATCATTTAAGCGATGCCGTTGCTATTATCGGTCTTACTGCTTTTAACAAGGTCTCAAATGCCGAGAATAACGAGGATGTACTACTCAAGTTTTCTGGTTCAAATATTAGGCTAAAACCGGGAGGAATAATTGATATTCATAATGCTAAGGAAGTAAATGTTAAGACTGAAAATGTTGTAATCAACTGTAAGAATGCTAAAGTAAATGCTGAAGAAAGTGCTAATATAGAAACAAAAACCGCTAATATTAAGGCAAGTGAAACCATCAATATGGAAACACCGATTTTTACACAAAAAGGTAATATGAAGATAGAAGGAAATGTTGAAATAACTGGAACTAGCTTGCTAAAAGATAAGCTAACTAGTCAAAACGGTATAGAAAATAGCGGCGCTAACTTAGTATCTAACGGCAAGGTATTTGAGACTCATACTCATCTTTACCAGGATGTAACAGTGGTAATTGCTCCAGAAGGTCTTCCTTGCCAAGTTACTAAAATACCTACGCCTTCAGAACAACCATAAATAGAGAGGATATAATATTATGGCAGAGATTAATCCAAGAGTAGATATAGCATTCAAGAAAATATTCGGCGTTGAAGAGAACAAGGACTTACTTATTTCCTTAATTAATTCAATTGTAAGTAGTGATGATCAGGTAAAAGAGATTACCCTGCTTAATCCATATAATCCGCAGAATTTCAGGTCGGATAAATTATCGGTACTTGATATTAAGGCTAAAGGTGTGGACGGCAAGAGATTTAATATTGAGATACAAATCACCGATCATGCCGATTACGATAAAAGGGCTCTATACTACTGGGCAAAACTATATACTGAGCAATTATCGGCGGGGGGTGATTATTCCATGCTTAATAAGGCTATAGGTATTCATATTCTTAATTTTACTTCTATTTTAGAATCTAAGAAATATCATAATGTTTTTCATATAACGGAGAAGGATACAGGTATTAGATATTTTAAAGAACTTGAATTACATACTATTGAGCTTACAAAGTTTGACTGCGGTATTGATGATGATTTTCCGAAGCTTTTAGCTAGGATGCAGGATAGGATTGATATCTGGTCCGGGTTTTTAACTAAATATGATTTATTAAAAAGCAGGCAAGCCGAGTTACCCGAGGAAGATAATTATCTGGAGCTTAAGAAGGCTCTAAATATCGTTAATGTCATGAATTTTAGTGATGAAGAGCGTAATGCTTACGATGATCATCTTAAGTGGCTTCGGGATGAAAAAAGCGCTCTTGATAAAAAGTTTTATGAAGGTAGAGCCGAGGGTGAAGCTAAAGGTAGAGCCGAGGGTGAAGCTAAAGGTAGAGCCGAGGGTGAAGCTAAAGGTAGAGCTGAACTAATCAGGATGATGATAGCGCAAGGTCATTCTATTGATACTATTGCCTCTATAACGGGATTACCGATTGATGAGATAGTAAAACTAACAAGTGATAAAGAAAATGGATAGGGATTTACTACTCGGTGCTAATCATGATTTAGCGATAATTAATACTGACTTTACACTTACCGAAGATAATCAGGTAATAGCACAGAGAGTAACGAGAGCTTTACTGTTATTTAAAGGTGAGTATTTCTTAAATCAAGATATAGGCATGCCTTATTATGAGGATATTTTAGGAAGCAAGAACTCGCTTGATAGTTTGCAGGCTATCTTCATTAACGCCGTTTATGAGGTTGAGGGAGTAGCGGAAGTCAAGGAGTTTGATATAGCCTTTGATAATGCAAGTAGAACTCTTACGATTAACATGACTATAGAAGATATTTTTAATAATGAGATCAATATTACTATATGAGCGATTACGGATTAACAACGGAAGGATTTTTACCTAAAACATTTGAAGTCATCACCAAAGAGCTACAGGATGAGCTGATATCCAACTTAGGACCGCTCAACTTTGATGATAATAGCGTAATTGCCAATATCGTTAATATCTTTGCCGAGCGTGAGGCTTTAATTTGGCAAGCGACCGGCTTCTTATATGATAGTATGTCGCCGTCCGCTGCTACCGGAGTTAGTCTAGATAACCAGGTTGGACTTATCGGCTTAAAAAGGTTGGTAGCTAGTTATAGTTACGTTACTGCGCAAATAACTGCCGAGAACTACACGACAATTCCGGAAGGTAGTATTGCCTTTATAGAAAATAAGGATGTTAATTTTTTATTAGTCAGTGATGTAGTAGTTAGTAATGAATCATGCGTCGGTATATCGGTTAGAATAACTGATAATACGGCGACAAAGTATAGTTTAACGATAAACGGCAAAGTACTGACTCATATAAAGATAGAGCCATCAGAAGAAGTAGAAGAAGATACTACGGCAACCATAGCAACTTCCTTGAAAGATTTAATAGATCAAGATGCGGATTTAAAGGAGTTTTTAATAGTTAAGGTTACCGACTCAACTTTAGATATTAACTCTAATTCTTACATGACTGTTTTTGCCGTTTATATTGGTGATGAGATGGTTATTGAGAATTGTATAGCCAATGCTTCATTCAGATCGGAAACAAAAGGTAGTATTGCCGTTCCCGTTAATAGCCTAACGCAGATGAAGAGTCTAGTACTGGGTTTTTTATCTATTAATAACGATGCAGCAGGTATTACCGGTAGAGATAATGAGGATGATTATGATCTGCGAGAAAGAAGAAAGGCGTCATTATCCTTGCCAGGCAGAGGGACGCTTGAGGCTCTTAGAGCTAAAGTTTTAAACTTAAAAGAAGTAACGGCGGTATTAGTAGAGGAAAATACAGGTGATGAGACTATAGGTATATTAACTCCTCATAGTTTTTTAGTAACCGTTAACGGCGGTAGTGATGAGGATATAGGAGCTGCTATCTGGATGTATAAGCCTATAGCTATTGCTTCTGTCGGTGAGGTTAGCGTTACTGCTTCCGACCTAGCTGGCAATCCTCAAGTAGTTAAGTTTAATAGAGCCAAGAAAATCTATGCTTTCATTGATATAGCGCTGACAACGGATAATACGTTTGATATGGCTTTGATTGATATTATAAAATCGGAAATTATCGATAATATCCTCTCATTAACACTTGGCCAAACTTTAATTTACCAGACGTTTTTTAGTATTATTTATCGCCATAAAGGAATACTTAACGCCTCCTTACTACTTGGTAAAAGTGATAATCCGGATGCAACTAATGTTACGAAAACGGCGGCAAACATTACTATCGATAGCCATGAGATTATCGTTAGCGATACATCCAAAATAAATATTACTACTTAGATAGATATGGAATACATCAAAAATCATGTTGAACTAGCGAGCTTTCGGCTAGTAGAACAGGATAAAGAAAGATATAATATAATAAAGCTGTTATCTATTTTTGTCGGTAAATTACAGGAAATAGAAGACGTCTTATTTTATACATTTGATCGGATGGGAGTATTTACCGCTAGCGGTAAAACTCTGGATATGATTGGCCAGATAGTAGGAGAGGAACGTAATTATAGAGATGATCAAGGTTATAGAGTAGGTATAATCGGCAAAATAGCAATCAATAACGGATGCGGTACTGCTGATGAAATTATCGGTATTATATCGCTTTTTTTCGAGTCTGCTATAATCAAGGTTACCGATTTATATCCGTGCGGATTTGCAGTTAGTATAGCAACTAGCTTTGATTTGGAAAAGCTAAGAGCAATTAGAGCTTTACTAAGTGTGATAAAACCTGCCGGTGTTGGAGGATATATGTTATCTACCTACTCGTATGATGAGAATGTTTTTAGGTTTAGGGAAGGACAATATATCGAGTATAATTATAAGGTTCATTCAATTGATGATATTATTTTGCAAACCGGTAGCGATCTAGATGGATTACTAGCGGTTAATTCATTCAAAGGTATTGAAAAAAGCCCGGCACAAACAAGTTACGGGGAGCAATATCAAGTTGAATATTCGTTTGTAGTCGATGAGGTAAATTCTTATGTAGTTGATAATGATCTAAATGCTTTGAATTTAGTAAAGACTTATCATGAAAGCCAAGATTTTTTTATAGTTGGAGGAGGAATGTTAGCGGAGGCGATAAATGGCTGAGCCGATAAAACCGGTTAAAGTAGCAAGATGGGCTACAAACCTTGTTCAAAATGATTTATCGGGACAGGTTAATAGAATAGAGCCGATAGGACAGAAAACGCTTATTGGATTTGATTATAATGAGATACCTACTCGCCAGGATTTTAACTATTTGTTTAATAATCACGGCGAATGGCTCGAGTATTTGAGTTATTTTCACAATCGTCCTTTATGGACATTAAAGAACAGCTTACCGCCTGCAAGCGAGAATAAAGGCGTTATATATTATGTTAGCGATGTAAGTGGCGGTTGCCTTGCGATCAGTAACGGCACTGATTGGAAAAAAATATCTTTAGGAGGAAAAATTTAAATGACGAATATTCAAATTACCGGTTTAACAAGTAGCGATAAGTTTGAAGGAAATGACTTAATGCTGATTCGCAAAAGCGGACAAGCAGTCGATCAGAACTTATCTGCTACCAATCTGATTGCAAGTTTAGGTAATACTGCCATAGCCGGTTATAATGTTGTAAGTAATAATATAGATGCAGGTAATATAACGATTAAAGTAACTCCTGTTAACGGAGCGGTAATTACTAGCGTAGTAGAAGGAATGCAGGTATGTTTTTCATCTCCAGTCTCATTTACCGGTAGCGTAAAAATTCAGATAAATGAGACGACTTATCCTTTACTTACCGGAAACAACGGCACAAATCATCTTCTTGCCGAAAATGAATATATCATTGCCGTATATAAAGGCGGTAGTTTTTATAGAAAAAATGATGCCAGCGGTAATGCTTATGTCAATGATTATGTAGTAAACAGTATTACAACATCAACAGTTAGTAGTATTACTACTTATACAATCAAACTGGATTCGGCATATGGATTAAAAAAAGAAGCCTATTACGACGGTCAGCATATATCCTTTATTTTAACGCAGGACGTATCTACTCCCGTTAAGGTGCAGGTAGATAGTCTAGCGGTAGTTGATTTGTTTTATGAGATTAATTTCCCGGTAAAGCTTTATAAGGAGCAGCAGATTGATGCGATTTATGTAAGTAGCACTACTGCTGGTTTTAGGATGATACTGGATCATCACGCAATGTTAACACCAAACTTTAATGTAGTCTTTGGCGGTAATACCGATTATTTATCAATGAACAGGTATCTTGATAATAATGTTACGACTTATACTTACATAGTTGACGATAATTTATCAGCTGATTTTACTTCCTTAGCGGAGGCTCTTAAAGTAATAGATAGAACGTTTGGCAGATACAGAGATGATGTAAAGATAATACTACAGGCAAGTACAGTATCCATAAACCAAACTATATTCATTAATAGGGATTTAAGTTACATTACGTTAAAACCTCTATTAAATGATAATAAGATTACAGTGAAAATGTCGGCTAATACCGCGTGTTTCTATATAGTCGGTAATGGTAAATTTTTAAATATTCAGGCAAATACAACTCTAAATATTCAGGTTATTAACTGTAAAGGAGATTTTATAACCGTTCAAAATAATGAAACACAGAATTTTGAAGATTTTAATGTTGTAATAGAAAGCGTTGATTCAAGTTCAAATTTATATCGCTTCTTAAATATTATAATCGGTAACGTAATGATGAGAAACGTAAGTGTTACGGCTATTGATAATTCTAGTGTAAGATACGTACATGCGATTGCTTTAGTAAGAAAAGCTAGTCTATATCTTGATAATGTGCGTTTAAAAAATTGGGGAAATCTTGCTTTGGGGATTGGTGGACAAGTGTATAAAAATGGAAGTGTATATATTAATGCTTTTCATGAAATAATATTAAGAAATAGCGATCTCTCAAAAGTTAGTACAATATCAACTAGTGATATATTTTTTTCTGGAGTTTCTGGTTATTCCACAGTAAAACAGTATTTTTCCAAAGCCAGTTGCAACCAAACTGCTAATACAAGCGATCCAGCGTGGGGACAATATATTCTCGTTGGGGATAACACTATACAGGGAGTAGATGGTTGATGAAACTAGGAAAAGATGGGCGATATATTATAAAATGCTTTAATCGTGCTAAACTCTCTATAGAAGAAGGGGAAGAGATAATAAATAATCTGGTAAAGGCACAGTTAAAACAATGTCAATTTGATGCTTTAGTCTCTCTTGTCTGTGACATGAGCGAAGACGTGCTAAAAGGTTCTAGGATGCTTGAGCGTATTAATAGCAATGATTTCTTATATACTTATCTAGATTTTCTTCAAATAGGAAATCTGCGTTGTGATAAAGACCCTACGGGCAAATATATGAGACAAACGGAAGCAACCATATTTAACAGCACTTTTAGCGGGACGATCCTTGGATATCCAAGACCGGAAGAACTTGGTATTAGTTAATATTAAATAAAAGGCAAATATATGAAAAAGATAATATTGTTTTTGATGGTTCAATTAATGTTGTTTATATCAAGTAGTTATTATATAAAAGAAGAAATAAGTAAGCATTCCATTCATCCTGTCTATGGAAACTATGAACCAAAACATATTGAACTTGGTTTACAATGTCAACCTTGGGACAGTTGTAGAAAGACTCCTTGATAATTAAAAAAACTAATCAAATGAAACGCGCGTATGTAGAACCTTTAATACATGATAGAAGTTCTGATCCTAAATCTTACAAAAATGTCAAGAATATGACGACAATTGATAGTATTGATTTAGGAGCGGCTAGTCCAACTGACATTTTTGGTGCTTTGAATTTAGAGAGGAAAAAAGAAGAAAGTAAAGAAAAAGAATTAATTGCCTCAGATAAAGAAAATATTGAACCGATAAGAAGAAAGCATACTGATGATTTAGGATTAACAAATACTATAATTAGAATGTCCGCTCCTTCTATTGAAGAAACACAATCCAATTTTAACCAAAGTAGTAACGATAATTCTTTGTTAAGAGAACTTGATGTTCAACATAGAAGTAGTAGTAGTCTTACACTTTGTAATATACTTGCTGGTTCTACAATTGGTGTAGGGACTGGACTTGCCATGATGCCTATTTTTAATAATGAGCTATATGATTTAGATGATTATGGTATCAATATCCATGACATTGAAGTTTTATATGTAATATCGACATTTAATACTTTAATATGCACTTCTTTATCTAACATAATGTTTTTGTTAAGAGAAGGAATACCTTCATTGACTGAACCGATGAAAGACTTGACCCTTAAACAAGGTCTTGTGCTAACAGCTGGAGGTATAGGAGCATTTACTTCCTCTTTACTACCTTTATCTTTAATGTGGGATGTGGAATTAAATAATGCCGAAATGGACGGAGAGTTTGGTTTTAATAAATTTACGGCTTACGCTGCTTTTTGTTCAATTCCATTGTTGGCAGCAAAGACTATTGAATGCTTTTATGGTATAGCTAATTTTTTTAAAAATCATGACAATCTTAAAATAGATAGTATCGGCGGTAAAATAGCTGTTTCTGTTTTAACTGTACTATCTACAGTTGCAAGAAGTATGTGTTTTAAAACTACTACCGCAGAACTTGCAAAAGATATGGGATTTGATGAGGAAACCGCAGAAATAATGGGAATCATTATTGGCGGTATTATAGCTTCCGGTACATCCTTAATAGCTGAATTAAACGCATTACAAAATATATTCAAAACACAAGAAACACCTATTACTAAAAAAGAAATCGCATTATCTGTAGCTTGTGCTTTAGAAGGAATGTGGTTTTCACTACCGATGATATCTTCCGGACTAGAAGCAACACAAGATTGGAATCCCTTACTTAAAGGAGCTCTTTTTACTCCACTATTTGTATCAAGAAGTGTTTTTGAGGCAAGTGCAAGTTATCATGCATTAAAACCAAAATCCTGGGAGACGAAAATTAGTTTACAAAACTTAAGAATGCAAGAAAAAGATAAAGAAATTGTCATCTATAAAGTAGATTTGAATGATAAAAACAAACAAATTGAAGTTTTAAAAGCGGATTTACACAACAAAGATGAGCAAATTAAAGTTTTAAATCAAAAGAGTAATGAATTAGTTGATAGTAATAAACCAGTAACTGCTCTAACTGAATTCGGAAAATATATAGCCTTACAAAATAAGGCTATTAAGGCAAAATATGATTTAATAGCTCTTCAAAAAGAATTGGATAATTTTAGTATGCTGCAAAGTATAAAAACAGAGAAAAATACTGAATCAAAAAAAATTCTTTTAGAAGATAACGATTTAAAAGGAATATTAGATCTTTGTGAAGAACAAGCTATAAGTATTCATAATCCGGATGTTGATTTAGTAGGAGTAGGAGAAGCAATTAATTATGATATTTAAGAAATATGAAGACAGGTATTGTTAAATTTTATTCTAGTGCTAATAAATATGGATTTATTAAACCTGATGATGGTTCAGATGATGTATTTTTTCATGAGAATGAGCTTAAAAGTTCTAATATAGATAAAGTTAAAAGCAAACAGAAAGTGCAATATGAATTAGCCGGTACAGGTGAAAAAACATTTGCTAGCAACATCAAAATCATATATTAATATCTCTTTAATTTCATATTCAAATTTTGGGGCATAATCTTCATAGCAATAAATAAAAATATTTTTTTTAGTCTTCCGATACAATTAATTATAATTATACTGTTTTGTATATTATTCGGACATGTATTACCAGAAAGTTTAAAGTCGTTGTTACTTGCAATAAGCCTATCTATAAAAACTATTCTAATCTTTATTTTACCAATAATTGTTTTTAGTCTTGTATTTTATGCTTTTGCTTATCTCATTGGTAATGTTCTAGGATTTGCTGCACTTATAATATTGCTGATTTGTTTATCAAATTTTTTATGTGTAATGTTTGCTTACCTAGTTGGATTAGAGTTTCAGGAATTCATTATGGCAAAAACAATGGATTCTACTTCAAAAAAGTTAATAGAGTTGATTCCATATTTTAATCTTACTTTACCAAAAATCTGCGATAACTCACTAGGTCTACTAATTGGTTTATTACTAGGTCTTTATACAAAGGTTACTAATAATTTAAGATTAAAATTACTAGCGAAGACACTTGCAGAGGCTACTAATGTTTTTTTACAAAAGATATTTACACCGATTATACCTTTGTTTGTAATAGGTTTTATATTAAAATTGCAACATGATGATACCCTTAATACTTTACTTAAAAATTTTTCTTCTATCGTCCTTGTAATAGTTATTGCACAAACGATTTATATTAGTTTGTTATACTTAATAAGTAATAATTTTAATTTAGTTAAAAGTATCGCTTCAATTAAAAATATCATTCCAGCTGCTATAGTTGGTTTTAGTACTATGTCCAGTGCTGTATCAATGCCAGTTTTAACGGCAGGAGCTGTTAAAAACGCCAAAGACCCAAAGCTTGCTCAAAGTATTATTCCTTCTGCAGTTAATACTCATATGTTGGGCGATGCAATAGGTATTCCTATTATGGCTATATCGCTTTACTTGATGCAATATAACAAAATACCAGAACTAAATGTTTATCTTAACTTTGCTTTTGCATATATACTGGCAAAGTTTTCAGCTGCTGGAGTACCAGGCGGCACAGTTCTTATTATGATACCAGTATTAGAATCCAAGCTCCTATTTACTCCGGAAATGAGCATATCTATTTTAATGATGTATATTTTATTTGATCCTTTTTGTACTATGTTTAATATATTAGGTAATGGATCACTAGCAATGATTTTTGAAAAGATATGGTTGTCTAAAAAATCCTAACTATTAAAATTTTAATTCCTGCTTATAGATAGAATATTTTGTGTCAAAGGCATATAGCTCATTTAACCAATTATTCAAATTGTCGCACTTCTGACTTGGAACACATACCTGCTTTACCTCATCTACCGCATTTTGCGGTATTAACGGCATTTCTGGCAAAACTATAGTAGGTAGTTTACTTGTCCTTGTTTGACAACCGCTTAAGGCTATCATCAAGATCAGTATGTTCAATATTACTACTAGCTTCCATAACTTCGTGCTGGACATTTATAACCCTATCTTTAGTTGTTATGTCTTGTTGTAGCTGTTCTTTCTCTACTTTTAAGGTTTTATTACGGTTAAATAGAAATACTGCTATAAAACCTGTTATACCAAGTATAATTTCTTTTAAATACCGAAAGAAAAACATATACTTCTAATGCCTATTAGTTCTAATACGAACAGGAGAAGACACTGAGTTATCCTGCGATTGCTCCTTTTTCTGTTCGTGTGAGTGTTCCTGTTCTATAACAACAGGTGTTTTTACTTCGTTGAATATCTCAATGGTTGGAGCTAGAAAATCATCGCAACTTACAACAAATAAAATTGTCAATGCTATTAAGAAGCCTAATATTGTGTATATAATTTTATTATTCATATTCTTCTTATTTTAATAATTAAGTACAAAATCAAGTAAAGCTAAACTATCGGCTTCATTATCATCGGATGGATTAAAGCCTTTGTTTCTAATAGCTGTTACTACAGACTCTTTAGAACTATTTCCTTTGCCTGTAATATGCTTCTTTATCGTTCCAACAGGTATGCCTTGATATGGTATCTGATGATGTTCGCACCAAGCGGTAAGGTGAGCAAGAAATCCGCCGTATTTATGGGCGGCATCTACACCTTTATGAGCTCTTACCTCTTCAAAATAAACTGCATCAATAACCCCCAAAGTATTTTTAAAATTGGTAAGCCATTGTTTAAAACGTAAAAACGACATACCGCCTCCTTCAAATCTTCCTCCTTTGAAACTAACTGTCCCAGAAGTTATGTTACCTGATGGGTCGCGAGTAGCCCATCCCGTGTTAGTTCCAAGGTCTAAAGCCATAATTATAGAGGTGTCTTCTACTTTGAGCATAAGGATCGCTTAATTTACTTAGTATTGTTTCTATATATTTATTCTAGCTAAAAGCACTGGTAAGCGCCATTATTAACCACTTTTTAGATTTTAAAATGTAAAAAATAATTAATTGACTTTTATAAAATAATACGTATAATAATATGTATTAAGGAGGTTACCATGCACAAGAAATTAACAATTACTTTAGATGAAAATGTATATTATGAATTACATTCAGTCATAGGAAGAGGAAAGATTAGTCAGTTTATAGAAAATTTAGTTAAACCATATGTTCTTAATAAAGAATTAGAGCAAGAATATATAGAAATGGCTAAGGATAAAGAAGCAGAGAGAGAGGCTTATGAATGGATTGAAGGATGTATAGGTAACATTGATGAAGAGAGGTGAAATTTGGTGGGTAAGTTTTAATAGTTCTATTGGAGAAGAAATTAATAAAACTAGACCTGCTATTATTATAAGTAATGATAATTCAAACAAAGTGTTAAAACGTGTCCAAGTAATTCCTTTAACTAGTAATATCCTGCAATGTTATTCATCTGAGGCTATAATCCACTTGAATAGTAAAACAAGTAAGGCTTTAGCCCATCAAATAACCACAGTAAGTACAGAAAGATTAGGAAAAAGAATTGGGCAAATTTCTAGTAAAGATATGCTAGAAGTAGAACGTGCAATCAAAGTACAGTTGTTCTTAAAATAATTAAATTATTATATACAATAATTGGTATATATTAGTATCAGTGAATTATTATATTGTAATATATAGTAACCAGTATATAATAGTATTATTAAACAATTACATTATTATATATGAAAATAATAGCAGTACTTAACCAGAAGGGCGGATGCGGTAAGACTACAATTGCTATAAACCTAACTCATTCATTGCAGAACTTAGGACATAAAGTATTACTTGTTGATAGCGATCCTCAAGGCTCTGCTAGAGATTGGAACGTAGAAAACGATGGTAGGATTATTCCTGTTATAGGATTAGATAGAGTATCACTCGCAAGCGATATAGAGGCGGTTAAAGCTGGATATGATTTTATTGTTATAGATGGTGCGCCGTCAATAACCAAACTGGCAACAGTAGCAGTAAAGATAGCAGATTTTGTTTTAGTGCCAGTCCAACCATCTCCTTGGGATATCTGGGCAACATCTGATTTAGTAGAGTTAATAAAAGCACGAGCTGAAGTTGCTGATGGTAAGCCACTTGCTGCGTTTGTAGTTAGTAGGGTGATTAAAAACACCAAGCTAAGCCAAGAGGTATTGGAAGCTTTAAAACAATATGAGCTACCCGTTCTTAATTCATATACTACGCAGCGGGTGATATATCCAACTTCTGCAAGTGAGGGGAATACTGTATATACTCAGGTTTTTAACGATGCAACGTTAGAAATAGATTCAATAAGAGATGAAATACTGGAGGCAATCAAATGGCTTTAAAACCTAAATTACAAAATAATTCTAACTTTCATAAGGAAGAAGCCCTAAAAGAAGTTGTAAAAGAGAAAATGGTAAATATAACAATTCTTCTGCCAGAATCTTTAAGAGATAATCTAAAAGTAAAAGCTATCCGCAATAAGACCAATATTACTAATGTTCTATTAAGTTATATTAAAGAATATGTAAAAGACTAGAACGTTATAGATATGAACTTCATAGAAGCAATAAAAATGGTATACGAACGAGATGCCGTTATTAAGAGAGAAAGTAAAGATTATTGTATTTATAAAAGTAGAAGGACTGATTGCTTGAGGAAGCTAAGTTTTAATAAAACAGGTGGGGTAATTCATGAAAATTATAGTCTTTTGTCGGATGTAGATGCCTTAACTAAGGATTGGATCGTAACTAGTGAATATGACAATCTAATAGCAAGAGACAATTTAGTTCGTAGGAAATTACCTATATCAAAACTTCCTAAAAAAGATTAACTTATGCCTCTGTTTTGGATAAAGAATAATAGATATTACAAAATAATATTCCAGCCAACACTATTTGGGACGATAGATGTAATATGTAGTTGGGGTAGAGTAGGTGGGAATTTAGGAAATTATAAAGTTGTATCTTCTAAGGATAAGCAGGATATGGAACTAATCATAGATACTATTAAAAAACGAAGAAGACAGAGAGGTTATCAACAACAAATTTAGTCAAGTACTACTATGAACATAATTAAGGGATTGAATATTATAAGAGTAGATTCAAACAAAATAGTAAGACGTAAAGGTGAAAGTATACACTATTTTTGTATAGCAGATTGTATTTTAAAAAGAAATAAGAACGAAGAGGATTATAATAATTATGATAATGTGGAATATTTTTCTGTTGACGAAATATTAGCTGATGATTGGGAAGTAGTTTGTTCGACAAAAAAACTATAACAAAATTACAAGATCATATTTTGATTTTAATATTTTAAAAAAGAAAAGTTCACTATTTTTTATGTATATATTATAAACATATACATATTTAAGTGTTCTTTAGCTATTTTACAACTTATAGATAATTAAAATTTAAAAAGGTATATTATGAAAAAAGCGTCACTATTACTTGGGACTTTACTTGTAAGCAGTACGGTATTAGCTACTGATCCATTACCAGTAGCATCTGATCTTAAAGTTAACCTTAAAGCCTTCGCCTCTTTTGAAAGCGGGTTTAGTAATCAAGGTAAATTAAAAGGAGAAGAGAAGAACATATCACCTAATAAACGTGGATTTGCATTTAGCAGTAATAGTGCTGTTGTTGCTAATATTTCAAATACTACTGATGATATTATTTATGGTGCTAAAATAGTTCTTGCCCCTACGACAAAAAGAAAGGTTAATAACGATTATAACGGCTCACATCTCTTTCTTGAGAGCGATTTCGGTCGGATTGAAGCAGGTTCGCCTATTCCTGTCGCAAGAAACATGACTATAAATGATGGGGCTATACCATCAGCATACATTAAAACTAGTACCGAGTATTTACAGCAAGGAAAAAAAATAAAGCCGTCTTTCCTTACTTCAGAGGAAACGATCCTCGGTGATTCAATAACTGCTGGTTTAGATTCTGCTACTTATAGCAGTGAACCGCCAAGAACAATAAACTATTATACCCCTAAGTTTGCTTTAAGCGAATCAACTAAATTACAGTTTGGTATCTCTTATACTCCTGATTCTGCAAATACTGGAATAGATAAACCATCTGTTAAATCAGACGGCATAACAAAATATGCTGTAGGAGAGGCTACTACAGATAGGTTTGAAATTGACAGATCAGTTAAAGATGCGCTAACCAGCGGGATAGTACTTGAACAGAAATTAACAGAAGAAGCAGAATTAAAGTTGGCTCTAACTGGTGAATACGGCAAATCTGTCGGTAAAATTAAGAAGTTTGCCAATAAAGAGGCTAAAGAAGCATTATCGGAGCATAAACTTGCCAATCTTAAAGCCTATAATATCGGTACTGAATTGAAACTCGGTGATATAAAATATAATGCTTGCTATGGGTCTTTTGGTAATAGTTTAACTACCAAAGAATTACACAAAGGCAATCGTAAGTCTCAATACTATAATGCAGGTATTGCCTATACTTATAATAAGGCTACGACAACTTCATTGTCATATTTTGCCTCAGAGCAGTTTAAGAACAAGGTAAACTCAGTAAAACTAGCCGTAAGTCATATACTTGCACCTGGGTTAAAACCTTATGCTGAAATACATGCTTACACTCTTAAAGGTAAACCTGAGTTTTATACTAATTTAAAGGCAAGAAAGGTAAAAGGCACTGTAGCTCTAGTTGGCGTTAAGTTGTCTCTTTAATAAAAAATGGGCTCTGGATTTTTAAGTGTGTAAAATCAAAAATAGGCACTTAAATTCTACCCTCAAATTTTATCAAAAAATGGGCCATAGCTTCTCCCCAATTTTGAATAGGCATACTCCATTTTCGCGTAATGTAATCTATTGTCAAGTATAAAGTCTTAAAAACAGAATCATCGCTAGGAAAAACCCGCTTATTATTTGTCACTTTGCGTAATTGGCTATTTAGACCCTCTATCGCATTGGTTGTATAAATTATCCTTCTGATAACCTCAGGATACTGTAAAAAAACTACCAGATTTTCCCAATTATTTTGCCAGGATTTTGCTATGTGGGGATACTGTTTTCCCCATTTTAGATCAAAATCAGATAAGGCGCCTAGGGCTTCATCTTCAGTAACCGAGCCATATACTAACTTTAAATCAGCAGCAACTTTCTTCTTATCTTTGTAGCTTACGTATGCTAAACTGCTCCTAATTTGATGGACGATACACAACTGATGTTCAGTTTCCGGATATACGGCAGCTATAGCTTCACTCATACCGGTCAAATTATCACTACAGGCGATTAAGATATCTTTTAATCCTCTGTTTTTCATTTCAGTAAAATTATTTAGCCAAAATTTAGCTCCTTCGTTCTCACTGATCCATAACCCTAAAATATCTTTCCTACCAGTTAAATCTATGCCTAAAGCTACATATACCGCCTTGTTAATAATCCTCTTCTCCTGTCTTACTTTAACCACTAAGGCATCAAAATATACAATAGCATAAATCGCTTCTAAAGGCCTATGTTGCCAGCTTCTGACCTCATCCATTATATTATCTGTAACTCTGCTAATTAAGCTCTCACTTATTTCAGCTCCATACAATTCCTGAATTTGCATCTTAATGTCAGAGACGCTCATTCCCTTTGCATAAAGTGATAATATCTTCTGATCTAACCCATCGATCCTAGTCTGGCGCTTCGGTACTAGCACCGGAGAAAATTCAGCATTTCTATCACGGGGTACTTCTAGTTCTAATACTCCTCCTTCGGTAATTAGGCTCTTTTTGCCAACTCCATTCCTGCTGTTCTCCGTTTCTCCTCTACCATACTTGCTATAGCCAAGATGCTCGTCCATTTCTGC